GCCACCTTAGTAAATGCAGGAGTTCCAGTGAAGTCACCGTCCCACTCCAAGGCTGCTTGTCCATTGCGGAAGATAAAAACCTTGTTAAAGGCTTGAATCATATCTGCTTCTGGTGGAACAGTTTCTCCAGCAGGGTAAATAATATCAGTAGTTGCTCCAGTGCTGAGATTCTTTGCAACAACCTTTAAGTTGGAGGCAATCAGGATATATTGGCTTGCATTGTTGGCTGGGTCGCTGAACCCCGTGCTTGCATAAACCTCCGTAACTTGCCCTTGGTCAAGCACCATGCCATAACCAACAACAGCCTGCGTTGTAACTCCAGTGAGGTTAAAGGGTAACGTCTCTGGCAGAACTACGGCTGTTACGTAGGGTTCATTGGCTCCAGTTAGGGCATATGTTAATGTAACCGTATCCCCATTATCTGTAACATTAGTAAGTGTATGCACGCCATTTGGGTCAGTTGTAGTGAACTGAACCCCCTCTACTGTAACCTCTTCGCCAATCTGGAAGCTATGTCCTGGCTCTATGGCTGGGTCATTCAGGATTAGGGAAACAACATTGCTGGTTAAACTTGCAGACTCAATAGTTGTTGGTAGCAAAGAAGTTACGCCATCATCAATCTCTGCTGTTACTGGTAACCGTAGAACATCTCCACCTACAGCAAATGGGGCTTCGATAAGCTCTACACCTTTACGCACCTGAGCCTCACCATTACGATCAAGGCGCATGTTGCGTGAGTCAGCCAGCATACCACGGCTTAACTGATCGGGGCGCAGGCGGTTATTGAACCCTATGAAGCCATAATCCCCATCGGTTCCAATAGCATCATCAAGTGCTCCAAATTTATCGTATCGTGCCATTAGCAGTCCCAGGCTCTCCGACTCCAGTAGTTAGCGGATAGTTTATTTGATTTCCCTTTAATCCCCCCACTACGAGCGCAGTAGCTTTTCTTTCGAGCAGGCTGATCCTTCTTAATGCTCATATTAGCATCACCAAAACGGACGATCTTTTCCTTACCGCCTTGGCAAGCTTTCACAACAAACTTTTTCCCACCTTGAACTTCACGGCGGGGGACGTTGCACTTCATCTTAGATTTATCTGCCATTACTTACGCTTTAGTGGTTTAACTTTCTTGGGCTTCCCTGCTGGTTGTCCCAGTTTCTTTTTCTCTGATATACGTGAACGCTTTTGAGACTCCGACATTTCGCTTGCAGTTACAGGAGTTCTGGAACTCACACGCTTTGATGGCCTGCAATATGGCGTTCCTCGCTCTTCCCCCTGTTGTCGTCCACAAGGCTTTCCCGAGCGGACATCCTTCCATTCTTCCTTGAACCATCGTCTGAGGTTTGCCCCCTCTTGTGTTTTACGAACTGCCATTACTTTGATTTACGTTTAGTCCCCCAGTTCTTTGCTCCAACCTTACGGCATTTGGCAATAGCTCCAGAGGCATAGGCTGAGGGAAACACCTTATACCTAGCTTTGACCTTCTTATAGCAGGCGTCCTTGGGCATGGCTATTTCTTCTTACCGCAGCCACAACCTCCACGCTCTCCGCATGAACCCTTGCCTGCATTTGCTGGTTTTCTTGTATACATAATTATGTTATTTGATTTGTGATGATCCGAAGTAAAAGCCTACGATAGCTATGGCAGTTTGGCGAACTTCAGGGAGGATTACAAACCCCTGCACAGTGTCCCATTTAACGCCCTTGAATAGCCCTAGAAAGCCGTTTGTCTCTCTAGCCATACTAACCCCTATGTCTGTAAATGCGACGATAAATGGGGCTACTACAATCGCAAAGAACGTGATTGCTACGAGGCCACGACGAACCCATACGCCCCCACGAGCAGACGCACGATCTGCACTTTCATCCGCCACTCCTTGTGATTGGAGCATACGGTCAAACGCACGAGCCTGGTGTTCCATCTGTGCGCCGATTAGTTTCATTACGAAACCACTAAGCCCTCCGCCTAGCATTGCTATTAGTTCTGGTGTCATTTGATTAGTCCTTTCGTAATCTTGATGATCGAGACAACCATGTAAACAAGAGTAGCTAGACCTACCATGAGACTAACAACCTCACTGATTGGAGCGAGGCTCAGGGTTGCAAAAAAGCCCCCTGTGCCTACGAGTGATTTTGTGATTACTTCGTCCATGTTACATTAGATTTGCTCGATCATTATGCAGGAAGCTCGCCAGTTTGT